TATTGGCTGGAAGGCAATCACGAATTGCGTTTGAGAAACGCCCTACTAGACTTGCACGCGGGGGCACTCGCAGACGTTAAACCTGCCAACTCAGATGGTCCTCCGCAGATGTCAGTGGAGAGACTGCTGCATTTAGATGAGCTAGGCATCACTTACGTTAAGCCTTACGGTACGCCGTTATGGTTGTGGGATGTCATGCTGCATCACGGTTACATTGTGCGAGGTAGCGGAGGCAAAACTGTTTCTTCTATCCTGGGCAGCACCACGCATCATCACATCGTAGGGCACATCCACCGCAGAGAAATCGCATCTAGGTCAATCGAGACCCGAGAAGGTAGGAAAGAGATTCATGCGATGTCTCCTGGGTGCCTGGCTTCCCTAGAACGTGGGGGTGTACCAGCGGGTAAGGGGCGACCTGGGGTTGACTGGCAGCACGGTTTAGGTGTAGTGTATAGGCATAATAACGTAAGTCACCTCCACTGTATTCCTATACTTGATGGAGTCTGTGTCGTAAATGGAAAGGTAATTTCTTAATGAGAGATCTTCATGCCCTAGTCAGAACAGAAGGCATTCAGCAAGTAGCGGATATTTTAGGCATCACCGAGCGATGCTTGGTAGACCTCCGTCGAGGTGAGCATCCCCTTACAGTAGATGATTTGTACACTTTAGGTCGTAGATATAAAGATTTTGACATTGAGGGTACGATTGATCGTATTGGGTCTAAACGAAGAGATGATGGTAAGCAGAGCCATCCGCGCTCTTACAAAATCAAGAATGGGCAGAAGTGGGCAGAGGGACCTAAGAAACTTTACGGCAAGTTACCTAATTGCTCTTAGACAAGTCTCAAGTCTGGCGCTTTAACTCGGCACCCATACTTCCTGCCTCCGTTTGAGTTATAGTAATTGATACCTAACTCCTTTATGCGTCTACCGAATTTGTGTTTAGACATAGCTCTGTGTCCCGTGGTGCTGCACCACGTAGTGTAGTTTTCGTATAGCTCTGTCGGTGTAGCCCACTGCCCTTTATCATCTTCCCCGAGTATTTCCACGGAGTCTTTAACCCAAGACGCTACCTGATCTGCTTGAGTCTGCCAGTTAGAAACCGCGTTTATACTAGAATCTGGCTCGTTGTATCTTCGTCTCTTCAATGCAGTCAGCCCTCTCTGGACACATCGTTTGGTAATTGCCTCAAGCTCAGACTCCATAATTCTTTCCGCACGATACGGGTCTCTCTCATGAGGCTTAAACGACCTATTAAATTCTAGGATACACCACCTACGCCAAAAGCCCTGAGAGCTATCGCTCACTGAAGGCAAAAAGTTTGCGGCAAATAACTGCAACGCTGTTGGTCTGAATGAGTAAGGCGCTTCTCGAATCTTTCTAGCGGTCTGTATGTCGCCTGAAATAGTGGCTTTCACAGCGGACCCTACGAGGATATCTGACTCAGGCATCTCGTTACAGACGTTGAGCCTAGCACCTGCGAGCATGTCTCGATTGTAATCGTTCTCTAAGTTCTGAGGAGCAAGCGCCGTGGTCTTAGCCCCCGACCATTTGAAGATCCTCTCTACGACCTCAAGCACTGTGGATTTACCATTAGCCCCACCCCCTAATAGTATTAGACCTCGCTGTAATTTGGTGGCTGCGCCTAAGAGCCCTACACCAATGAACTCTTCAAGCAACTCGATCTTTTGATTACAGTCAGGGTCATTAGAGAAAATATCACGCAGAGTTTCTTCCCAAATCTTGGGCTCTTCCCTCTCTCCGTTCCAGTCCATCGGCACACTTGTCAGAGCACGGTTGTCTGGAGAATTAGATTTTATACTAAGAGTCCTTGCATCTAAAAACCCGTCATTAAAAACCAACCCGATGGGGGCTTCGTCGAAGAATCCCTCGCGCCATGTGCTCCGCTTAATGACATTGATTACATTAGAGTATAGACGGTCCCCCATTTTGATTATGCCGAATCGAATCGAACCATCGTTATTCCTACCTGCAATGTATCTAGCTCCATCAAAAGTTCTGAGAATGCTGAACAAAGGCTTCTCGCTAATCTCTTTCCAGTAGCCAGACTCGTATGACCAAAGTCGATTCCTGTCATACAAAAGCTCACCGCCGCCTAAGCCTTGGTAGTTTAGCACACAGGCGTCTGCAATGTTTTGTTCACTGCCATGTCCTAACTCAGACAAAAAGTTGTCGTCATCATCTGCGTCTAAGGTATCTGTGTTACCTAGAGATCTGGTATTTTCTACGGGGTAGCTGCCTACGCTTTCAGCGATATGGGCAAGCTCCTCGTCTCCCATCGGAGGGTCAACGCGGTCCTCGTTTATCTTAGATAGCTCCTCAAATATCTGCTCAGGAGACATGCCTCCTCGACGCAAACTTCCTGCGTACCTTGTAAGCAGAGTATTACGCTCACCGTTCCCTATACGATCAGGCAATGTAAACCTGGTGCGAGTCTCCTCGGGCGGGTTAGTTATTCTCCATGCCCCGATTATGCTGTTAATTGTGTCCATAGACACAGCACCCATATCCTCAAAGTCACACGGGTGCTCCTGCATCACGTTGTCTCTTAGTACTGAGGGCAACCTGAATAATCGAGTCGTGTCTTTTAGGTCGTCAGGAGAGAAGCCTCCTTTCTTCAGCAAGTGCAGACATGCCCCTACGAAACTCTTATGAAGCTCTGCTTCGATGCTTTTTTGATAAGGTACGATTAGGCGACCGCCGCCTTTTGTACAGTACATACCAACGTCTGTCTTTAACTTAGTAGACAGATATACCTGTGCCTCATACATCAACTCAGTGAAGTCTTCGGATCGAGCAGCGCCGCTCTCATGCGCGTCTGAATCATCTAAGTCGAAAACTGCGCAGCCAAATGGAGGCGAAACCTCTGAGATCTGATTCTTCTTCAAACGGACTGGATGTGAATAGCACACCATGTGTGCATCCGAATTAAACCTTCGAGTAAGCGCCGCACCCAAAGGCATTACTAAACCGCCCTCTGCTCCGCTGCCTATAAACTTAGACGGAAGCACCAAAACATCAAGCATGGCTGTCGCTCCAAGATTTGGCTGAGACTTCTCCCGAGGTCAGCTTCTCAATCTCTGCGAGTCTTCTTCCGCTTGGAAACTTTCTCTGCTTGCGCCAAGCCCATACTGCCTGATAAGTAACGCCTAGAATGGATGCGAGTTCTCCCGTACTCATACCCTTCTTCAATAGCCATGTATGTAGGTCCATGTCTGTCCTTTTCTTACTGGTGGGTGGTTCGACTAAGATGGACTAAATCAGACCGTCTTTCAACTAATACTTGAAAAAAGATTGAAATAAATTTCATTGTATTTACAGCTTAGGCGTGTTAAATAGCGGTTTGAATGTATTTTTTAGGATTGTTTATGAATGCGTTACTGTGGTTAAGCGAGGCTATTTCTACCAGTTCAAGAGACGAGTTTGCGGGGAGTAAGTGTGAAGCCCTTTTCTGGGAAACTGTAAGTGCTGTTGAGCGTTCGACGGGGTGCGATCCTGTCAGGGCGATACGTGTTGTGAATGAAGAGGACGAGAACAAGAAAGACATGATTGTTATTTCCTTTTCATATTTCAGTATTGCTGTGCTGGGGTGTTTCATGGCGGTCAAAGATCCGCGCACTAGGCACATCATCATTGTAGGTCAAGAAGAGGAAATAAACGAGGAACATCTAAAGCCTGTGTCCCTACTGCTTGAGCCCCTTGATAGTTTTCTCACAGCCGTTTGTGAATACAGTATTAAATTCGACAATAAGTTTAGGGAGTCTCTTAATGTACCAAGTTAAGCACGTCTCACCTTCTCAGATTAAGACCTGGAGAACGTGCCAGCGTAAATGGTGGTACGAAAAAGTAGCGGGTATAAGACAGCCGACCACTCCGAATCAGCAATTGGGTACTGATGTTCACTCTATCCTTGAGCATTACGTAGAGAACGGTGTTGTCATTCCTGATAGTTTCGCAGGGCAGATAGCTAAAGCGGCATTGCCGATGGTCAATATGCAGTCTAAATGCGAGCACCAATTTGATATCCCCCTTGTAGATGGAATCTTAGCCACTGGGCGTATCGACTTTACTGCTTTCGGTGTCATCGAAGATCTGAAGACAACCAGTAGTATGCGCTATGCAAAAACTTCAGAAGAATTGAAAACAGATCCCCAGGCGATTATGTACCTGTGGGCTGCTCAAAGAGATCCTGCGTTGGAGTTCTTTGGTCCAATAAGCAAATTTGCTCACCTAATTGTAGAGACGAAGGTTCCTCACAAGACAAGGCGAGTGGAGTGCTCCTTAAGCGAAGAGGAAATCGAAGAGGGTATCTCTTTGATAAGATCTGACGCTCTTGAAATGAAGTCCGCTTCAGGTAAAGAGGTAGACGATATTGATTACAACTTGGATGCGTGCGCCATGTATGGAGGATGCCACTTGCACGGTGAATGCTATAAAAAAGGTATATTTTGG